CCCGTAGCATCCTTGATACTGATGATAAAGTCTTTGCGGCCGAATGCCGATATATATGGTTGGTATGCAAGAACATATGGATCTACATTGTAACCTGAACCAGGATCGACACCAGAAAGTGATCCAATAGAACCGATAGTAAACTGATCAAACGTCAGACATGAGTAGATTGTATTCTTGACATCACCCTGTGGGTTTTTAGGGAAGCCGAATGCCGCTGCAGAAATAGCCAGAGGCATATATGCCTGGTTTGCTTGTGAAATTGTAGCATAAACAGTTGTTGCATTAATTGCAGTATTTGTAGATGTACCATACTTAAAGATATTGCTATTGGCATATACCGTAGTACTTACCGTGCCACCACTGATACTGAAGAGATTATGATTATCCTTAGTACTAATAACACCAGCCGTAACTTCGAATACAGTTCCATGTGCCAACTTATAGAAATAGTGTCCGGTTTCAGTTACCTTATTATTAGCAAATGCTGAATAGTTAAAAGTGTTGATCTGATCTTGTGTATTATATGGATATGATAGAATTAGACCAGAGGCGTTTGCAAACGAAACATAGTAGTATCCATCGGTGACTAGCCCATTTAATGCTGTATTCCCAGTATCAACTTCATATCTGATTATTTCGCCGGCTATGAATTTAGAGTTTGCAGTCGGGATTGTAAAGAATCCAGATATTGCATTTACTGAGGTGTTAGAGTTGAATGCAATTTTATTGACAGTCTGATATGCTCTATCGCCTGAAGCAAATCCAGTACTTGATGCAACCGTAAGAGTTACACGATCATAATCAGTTGTCTTAGATCCATTGGCAGCAAGAAGATCAGTACCAATGAATATGGTTTCAGTATCACCAAGTGTTCCTACATTAAACTGCGCACCTGAACCGAAACTAGTAGATACAAGAGTAGCAATTGAATTCGTTGTCTGTGTAAAAATTCTTGCATAAGGTGATGCAGTATAGTCGCCGCCAGTGACGTTAGATGAGTATGTTACAATAGTAGCAACCGATGTATTAGCATCGGTATATAGCTTTTCTGTCTCGGTAAAGTAACCACTAATAGGAGCAAATGTAAGATTGCCTGTTGCACTACCTGAATCATGTGATACGGTCAACAATAGACCTTCTGCAACCTTTTGACCAACAGAGTTGTATCTATAGATTCTTTTGCTGTCAGTTATCAGGTTATTGTTAGCAGCAGAGTATTTGATTGTATTAATATTCTTTTGAATATTATAAACACCGGCTGTTAGATTGACATTTGTAACATTCGCTGAGATACTAGAGTTACTAGATACTTCAAGACGCTGACCAACTACAAATGATCCATGTGCATCTTCAATAGTAATCGTGTTTCCACTATCGGCAAGTATTACATCTTGGATCTTTCCATAACCAACTACTGCTGAAGTGTTCTTATAAAATATGTCTTGCCCTACTTCAAGTGTACCAACTTGATCGGCAATTGAAACTGTATACATCTGCGGTATACCCATGATTGTACCATAGATCGCAGCATCTTGAACGGTATTAGCATAGAACGATACAGCATTTGATGTTGTATAGTATGTCGCAGTGTTGGTGAATACACCGTTGACATGTGAAATAACAATGGTGCCATTTGCACCGGTCTGTGTCAGGCTAATAACCTTGCCTGCGCTGGATACACTACCTGAACCTGAATATCTGAATAAAGTATCACCCACTGCAAGATTGGCTGATGCACTTGTAAATGTAGTACTGATAAGCGGTTCAATTGCTTTATCGAATAGTTTGAAATAATCACGGCCACCATTATTTACTGAGATGCTTTCGAGAGATAGAACCTTTTCAGATACAATCGATTGGGTACCGGTAGTATAACCATAACCGCCATCAATAAAGATAAAGTCAACAATACCAGATGCTTCACTGACAGACTCTACACGAGCAAGTCCGCCCGTACCATTTGTAGTTCCCTCGAATGTAACAATATCACCAACTTTAAAATTGCGGCTACGGTCTTGAATAATAACTCTGTTGACCGAGCCAATAAGCTGTGCTCTCTTTGCTCTATCAAAGGTTGGTGTATTATTGATATTTAGACCAATAACCTCACCGTTTCTGAATGCACCTTGAATCCCACTGATGTATAGTAGATCGATATAACCGGCAGAGGTACGACGACGAATAAATCTTTCGACAAATGCCTTTGCGCCTGATATGGCACCGATAACCTGCTTACCGACATAGTCTATATTATAGCGACTGTGTGTGACTTCTAAATATAAAGGCTTTTCCCAGATGCCATCAGATACGCGAAGAATATTCTCAGCTGGGTAACGAACCTCTGCAGATGTACCATACACCAATTTGAAGAATAGATCGATTGAACGCTCTGTTCCCTTTGAGCGATATAGATCCAACGAGTTCTTGACAAGTAATTTTTTATTCGTTGCAGTATCAAACTGGATATTCTTAAGATACTTTTCTTTGAATTGGACAATGAACTCATCCATTGTAGTATCGATATCTCTATAGTCTGGCAGTCTGCGAGCGTGGTAGATAACGTTATTTGCAGTTTCTAACCACTCGTAGTATGCCTTAGCAAAGGCAATAAACTGTGGTCCCTCTTCCTTATAGAAAGAAGGAAATTGATTCTCTATGAGAGGAGAAATGATCGATTCTATTTTCTTCATTATTCTCTGATCTGCTCAATTGTGATATTGACATCTGGCTCAATGATATTTAGTATAACATTCTGGATAGCTGTAATATCACGTGATCTTGGAACACCATAAATTTTAAGTGATGTGCCAGTATAATTTTGTACTATGAAGTTAGTCAGTCTAACTATACCTGTATCATAATCAACTGTTCCGATGTCGATAATCTTTTTGTGGTTGGCACCGACCGGTGTAACGATTCTTACTAGACCATCACCGTTATCCTCGAGTACGCAGTTCTGAATTCCAGAGTACGTGAATGCTGATGATGCAATTCCATGGACGTCGATAATAGGATGTTCATCGCTAAGAAGTGGAATTTCTTGGGTCAACGCGTTCTTGAAATCAATCGTTAGGTTTAATGATGTGTTCAGTTCCGGAGTAAGATACTTTACAAGATTGATATCTGTTTCGTTACTGACAATACTAGAATCTGTACCATCGATCGCCTGCACAAGTTTAGAATATCTAAACGTTTTTGTGAAACTGTTGAGGTATGTTGAAGCGTAGTTCAGAATAGTGTCGATCACATACGTACGAATGTCTTCAGGATTTAATCCTGTTAGATTGATATTGTAACGTACAATGCTTTCAACATTTAGATATGTATAGTCAGGAGTGATAAAGATCGGTTCCATTGCAACAGATGAACGCGAACGCAGGAATCTTTTGTACTCATCTTCCTTGATCTTTGGAAGACCATCAACATCAGTAAGATCTATTGAAACAAAGATACGACCATACTGTGGAGGATTCGCATCCTCGCCGCCATAAGCTGTAACAGCATTAATCTCAGGATAGTTAGCTTTAAGTAGATTCTGATAATCTTCTGCAGTAATTGCACGTTCCTGAGTCGTAAATGCTCTAGGCGCATTGAACTTGATTGAGTTCAGATCCTCTGCAACGGCACCGTCTGCAGCTGCAGTAATAGTATTGATAACTACATTTGGTTCATTATCAATACGACCCGAGTTGATAAATCTGAACGCACCATTAGGAAGTTCACCATTTGATACACGGTACTCGATGATAACGATCGAGTTGTTCTTTGGTTTACGTCCTACTACACCGTCACCGAACACTACTTCATACGTGTCACCAACGCCTGGCTGGAGGAAGAATACCTTCGATGTCTCGTTAGACGAGAACAGAGATGTTGCACGTGAGTACTCTAGAGTAGTCGACCCGTTATCCTCGAGGATAGTAACAGCAACACTTGAGATATCGACGTTCTTATTGTTGATCTTAAAGATGAGTGGGTTATTATAGTTTACAGCATACGTATCACTTAGGTAGTTTCCTTCGTAGATGGTGATACTATCACTTACAAATGCGCCACTTACTTTATTAGTGATTACCATATTTTCGGTTGTAGTGAATGTATAGGTATAATCATCAACACGTGAGATGAATCCCGTGCCCTTTGGAATAACGATTGAGTTCTTATTTGGATCTGTAGGAGTGATTGTTAGTTGAATAACAGCCTTAGCAGATGTGAATGATCTAGGAAGATAGTTCAACTCCTTGGCATGAGAGATTACGCTATCACGCAATCTTGCCGAGTCTAGGAACATTTCATTGCTGACCATATTCATATAGAAAGCATTTTGATATGTATTGTACGCAAGAACGTCTAACAATACAGACAGGTTACTGCCATTAAAGTCATAATCCTTAAACTCTTCCTGCTCAGTCAGGTAGGTCTTTAGAGAAGCTTTGTATTCATTGAAATCAAGACTAGTAAGTGATATACTTGAATTTGCCATTTATCTTGCTCTATAAAGTGTTAAATTGAGTAGTATAGGATTTACACTATTTATTACTTCAAAATAGATGTATATGTCATACGCGTGCCGTGATTCGTTTGCTTGAACTATGATATCAATGATTCTTGCCCTTGGTTCATACGTATCAACAGTTTCCTGAATAGACTTCTTAATCTCCATGGAGATTATATCTGACATGTTTTCAAATAGGAGACTTTTGATTCTGCAACCAATCTCCGGTTGGAACATCCTATCATACTTTTCAGTAAGTATTAGATTACGAATAGAACGTTTAACCGATTCTTCATTAGTATACTTAGCCAATCGCTTGTTCTGTGGATGCACGTTAAAGTTCGTATAGAAGTCACTATAAAATGGCTTCTTCTCAGAAGCTTTTTCTGTTCTAGTAATCTTATCGATTCTTGTGATATCTACCATCTAAGACTCTTTACTTTTATTTATTCGATGTATCTGACTTCGACACAGGAAGGCAGCGCTGCTTCTATTAAAAAACTCATGTTAAAGATTGGAGGCAAAATCACGTTTAGTACATCACATTCAGTCAATGGATTCTTGCCTGAAAGAAAGTCTGCTACCTGACTGATGATCTTTAGAATCTTGCCAACAATAGGAAACTGTTTTAAAATATATCCAGGTGCCTTGACTAAGATCTCATTAATTTTGATAATGATTCCACCCCTGAAGAATCTTCTTGCCTTCTGGATGAATTCTTTGAATGCATCTTCAATGTCATGGAATACCATGGCCTTCATACGAATATCAGTTGTATTAGGATCGATACCCAATAGATCGCCAACCGTGCCAAGCAATGGGATCTGAATGCCTAGAATCTTATCGATTGCCTCCTGCATTAATTCTTCGCCAAGATCCTCAAGTGCCTTACCAGACAATACGTCCTCCTTGGCCTGTTTGATCTTGGCTTTGTACTCGGCGACTAATATGTCAAATGCCTCTTCAACAGTAATAGTAGGATCGATCGATGCCATGACCAGTGTATAGATTGGCTTTCCGATAATAGGAATACTTTTTATTACATTTGCAATAGCTTCGGCAATACTTCCAATGAAGTCATTGATAAGTTGGCTGAACCAGTTCTTTACTTTGTGCCATGTTTCTTCAACTTCAAGATCTGGTGATTTAATTCCTAGACTTCCATCATACGTAGATTCAATACCGAGGAATTTCTTTACTTCTTCAATATCATTCTTAATCGCCAACTTTACTTTTCTTTGTCCACTCTTAGTGAATAGATCGGCGATCACAGGATCGTATTCATATGGCGAACCATCTATATCAATCAGAACTGCAGTTCCAATGAATGGAATAGGAAGCATGAATGGATTTGGTATACCAAGAACGCCGATCAACTCAAGTAGAATATCGACGATCTTCTTTTTAAAAAATTCTTCGATGTCTTTGCCGAGTTCACGAGCACGATACTTAAGTTCTAGTTCCTTTGATTTTATCTGACCTAATGGATCTGTTGTAATTGCTTCAATTATTTTAACGATTTCATCAATAGCAACAATGGCTGCGGTTATAGCAATACCACACTTATCATCCAGACTCAGACCATTGGCCGATAGACTCAGACGACCCATCGTTCTGCCAATATTCTTAAAATATGCGTCTAAGTCTTTTTTGCTGATTTTTCCATCTGACCCACAATCTAACTTATGGATCTTAGGAATCTCTAACAGAATTGACATTAACCATTAAGTCCGATTACAACGCCGCGAATATTAATCACACCGGTTTTTGAAACTAGATTGAGATCGCCATTCGACTTGATCTCAATGTTCCCCTCATTAGCTACGATCTGTAGATCACCCTTAACGACACTAATAGCATGATCATTCATAGTAACACTTGTCGAGTCATTCATAGACTTGGTTATAATTGTACCGTCTGGAAAGATCTCTACATATGATCCGGACTTATGATAGATGTGAATACGTTCGGCCTTTGGTGTATCATCTAGTTCTAGAACATGGCCGCCTTCTGTAGTGATTGTTTTATTATAAGGATACTTCGCAGCGTACTTAGTTTCCTTTTCACCAAGTTCAGTGAGGTAGTTCTTTTGTACAGGACTATTGCCACGAGCATA